CTTTTCCACGCAGATTTTCAATAGCGTTATCTACCCATTTACGATCCCATCCTTCGTTCGCCACCTTTTTCTCAAGCTCTTGAGCTGTGAGGAATGTTCGCCAGAACATGTATGGTGCGCGTTGTGGGTCTGAAATATAAGATGGATACATCACCTCGCCATCGGGAGCGCAAGCATAGACTACGGGGCAGTCAACAGTTTGGCGTGATAGCGGGATTTCAGCAACACCCATCTTGCGTAGGTCTTTAATTGCTTTCTTAGCCCGCTTAGTGGAAAGATCAGGGAATGAGTCTTGAAGCAACTCAATCAACATTACATCATCTTGCTCGCTAAGAATCAACTCAACAAGATCAGGCGATGCTTGCTGGATTTGCTCAAGGCTAACGCTTTGTAAGTAAGTGCGTTTCTCACGATTCCAACCAACGTAGGTAACCATGATGCCCTTCTCCATGAGATAGTTGCCACCAAGTTCCATCTGACGCTTGAAGTCAGGAATGTAGGATGCTCGCATCCATTTTAGGAAGCCAGAAACCACCGCTGCTTTTGGCATTGCTGCCATAGACGTTGGAAACGCTTTGATGTGAGAGCGAGACAACGCTTGGTCAAACAAAGCAACATACATGTCAATACGCTCACCGACTACGTTTACCTCTTGGTCGGATGCGCCTTGCCACGGGAAAGCATTAGCTCCATTCTTGCGTAGGTCATCCGACTTGCCATCCCAGATGTTTCTGCGGTCGTTGTAAGAACGCAAACAGGATTCAAAATAGTAATCCAAGTCAATTAGACAAGTATCGTAAGCATTGGATAATGCGCCAATATCAGGCTTCTTGTCTAAATAAACAAGAGATTCATCTTCAATTTGTTGAATGTCATTCATGCTGTATATTGGTAGTAATCCTCGGGTTCGGAATTGACGAGAATAACATTAACTTGCTTTCCTAGCAAGCCTTTTAATATTTGAGCGGGACATTTTACATTAACGCTAAATCCGTCGATTCGCGCTTTTGCCCATGATGGATTAGGACACAAGCCTGTGATTCGCGCTTTCAAACGCTCGTTTGGAATTTCTTCAATGATCTCGGCAATCACCTTTGCGGGTCTGCCTCGCTTTTTTGGTGTTTTTGCTACTTTTTTCATACTGCTTTTATGAATTGATCGCCCCAACCATTTGGAAACTCAACGCCACATTGAGCCTTTAGATATTTAATCGTCCTAATTGTCATGTCTAAGTAATCTCGATACGGTCCAGTCAATCGATCCAGCATATCATTTGTTGACTTATATTCCCAACCAAATTTTTTAAGGTTGTCATAAAATGGATTTATGCAAAAAATATGACCAAAATGATTCATTGCTTTGACCTGAGCATCATACCACCCAAATGGACATTCGCCATCTGCAAATGTCCACCGTGCATCAGGATTGTAGTCATCTAGTGTTACTTGGCTTGACGCTTCCAGTATTTCCTTGTGCCGTTCATCACTTGTAAATGGATTATGTTCTCTGTATTCTTGATCTTTATCTTCTGAGTATTGTTTCATTTCTTTAGATGTGTCTATGTTCGTTTTGGTTAATAACCTCCACCTCCTTGGATTGTGGCTAAACTGACGGAATTGTCAACATGATCTATTCCTGAGATTGCTGCGTAGCGAAGAACGTCGATAGGGTCTTTCCATGCTTCCTTTAATCCGCCATCTCCCGTGTATTCTGACAATGCTTGGATGATGTTCTCGCAATCGGAACTGATGTAGAAATGTGGACGATTGATAGCGTCTAATGGCTTGCTTGTGTCCCATGCCATTTTACCGATCAATGCCTGTAATCCGTCATCAATATCAAGTCCAGGTGCGGGGATGCAAACCATGCCAGCATCGTTCAAATCTTCGATAATGGAAGATGATCCATCCTGCACTTGATACTTTGCAGCACCAAGGCGCGGGTCAATCAATCGCTCAAAGATTTCTTCTTCACCTTCCATTTCTTCGATAAGCTCAACGTAGTCGCGAATGCCAAATCCTTGTCCTTTAGCTCCCTCTCCAGGCATCCATTTACCACCGCGCCATTCAGCCCAGTCACCAACATCCACGCTAGGCCATTCACGATAAACCCACATTGTTCCAGTCTCATCCACTGCAATCCAGCACATGAACCAGTTTTTAGATCCAGCAGGGTCGATAACGTGATACTTTGTGATGTTGTTTCTTGGAATCTTGTCAGGCTCCACCACGTTAACAATCTTGTTGAATTTCGGGAACTTGGTAGCATGTGACTTCATCGGCACACCATAGGCACGAATAAGAATTTCCTCCCGTGTTCTACCTTTCAGTGTTTCCTTAATGCGGTCATATCCACCGAAGGCATTGTCTTGCGAGTGGAAGTAATGCACGGAAGCATTTAGCTTCTTCGATCTTTGAACGTATGGAACAAGCTCGTTATTGAGTAGCTCTGCTTCTCGGCTCTCGATAGTCGTTGCGCCATCAAGATACTCCTTAATAACTTCAGTCCACCCATCAATCGGCGTGAATGTCACAAGCATCTTAGAGTTCCGAGTAGCAAGACGGAATCGCATGGTATTTATCAACTCGGGACCAAGAAGGTATTCGTCGAGCCATACGCCAATGTTGTGCCAGACTGGATTGCGAGAACCAAGTTCAGCACCTTCCAAAATCGTAGGATTATTCTGGTATTGCGAATATGTCTTGAAGATGATCTGTGAGCCGTTAGGAAGAATCAACGAAGAATCTGTAAATCCAGTTTTCTTCTTGTATGAAATATAAGCATTTGCGCTAGTAAACTTCGTTTTTAGATGTTCTGGAAGCCAAGCCCAAACCGCACTTTGTTGCTGGCGGATAGACACCTCGGCAGTTTGAGCAAAGCAGAATATCTCAGAGTTAGGATTTTCCACAGCAGCACGGACAACGGAGAACGCACCCCATTGAGTTTTACCCGAACGGTTACCTCCCAATGCTAGGATTTCATTGACTTCTTGAAGTTGTTCCTCGGCTTTTACCCAGTGAGGCAAGCGGAATCCATACTGATAAGGATCTTTCTCAGCATTCTCGATAGCTTCGTGGTAAATACGATGGATAGATAGCACCTCTTCTGGTGTCATCTGAATCAGCTCCTCATCCGTGGGAGGTTTTAGAATTTGATGTTGTCTCCAAATCATACTATTTCCGCCTCAACTACTTTACCTTTAGCAATACGGCTTTTTGCTTCGTTGATGAGATTTGCTGCATCGTCTAGACTTGCGCCTTTGCGATGCTGAACATCGGTCGTTGCCATGCCAGTAAGCTGTGCCGCTTTGTCTGTGAGAATACCAACGGTGATTGCCAGCTTCTCAGGGGAGATTTTAGCAAGACTGTCAGGATCGTCAAATAGTTGTGTAGCTCGTTCAAACAACAAGTCAGTGTATTCCTGCGCTGCAATAGCGTAACGCATGGAAAACTCTTTGCGCTTTGTCTCTAGCGTATCGTTATGCCGCCATTCTAATTGGCGAATAGTCTCCCTGCCAACTCCAGTTTTCTTGGATATTTCGGTGATTTTGGCTCCTTGAGATAAGAGAAACAATGCTAATGCAGCCTTGTGCGGCGCGTAATGTTCTATGTTGTTCCGTGGCAGCAACTTAGCACGTTCTCTTACCTCAAGAAACCACTCGCTCTTGTCGGGACGATCATCGTAATAATTGTCTTTCAGTTTCTGGAGTTGTTCTTCATTCATAAGATGCGAGAACCAAGCTCTAGTTGGAGCCTAATTTCTGTCTAATTCTAATGGCTTCTAGATCAGATTCAGTCAAGATTTTTTTCTTAATCAACCTTCTTATTTCGGCATCGGGATTACTGCTAGCTTGAATTTCAGGAAAAATCCTTTTTACTTTCTCGTCAGTGGGCAGTCCTGCAAGCAATGATTCTCTAGGAGATTGGACAATTCCAATGTTTCTTATTCTGTCTTTGTAAGCACCAAGAACTTTATTTCCGTTGATCGGATCTTTCCTGACAAGATCTCTAATGTTTTGTCTTGTCTCAAGGTCATTTGCTCCAGCTATCTCATCAAGCATCTCAACTGTAGTTTTCTTTTTGGTTGGATCAAATGGGACATTCTTGCCTTCCAATAAGTTGAGAATATCAATGCTAGAAAACTTTGCATCTTTAAGCATTGGAATAATTGTCTCGTCAGTTTCACCAAGTGTTTTTAAGTTCTTCACATGATTGATCATCATGTCTATGTTTGCGGCATAGTTGTTTTGCTCATCAGCAATGGATGCCTGATATTCTTCTGGTGAGATTTTCCCATCAGTCAAAGCATATTGCTTTCCAGACATTGTTGATTTAATATTATTGATTGCTTCGTTTATGCCGCGAGCCTTAAATCCAAATCCTTCTGGAATTGTTCTCTTGTCAATACGCAAACCAGCTTGTCTTGCTGCCTTTTCCTGAAACGTTTTATCTTGCTTTTGCAATGCAGTAACTGTAGATGGCACAAGTTCTTTTGAGAAATTTTGCGCTCGATCTGAGGCTTGACCAATTGCAGTTGGAGCATTTGATATTAACTTGCCAGTTTCAAAATCTCGACCAGAAGCCAATGATGCAAATGCTTGTGCAGCAAATGAACCTTCTCCAAGCAGTTCGTTTTTGAAAACTTTAAGAAGATTACCAGTTCCTTCTTCTGCATTCTCACCTCTTATGACTGACATTACAGGATTTGCTAATATTGTTTGTGGCAAATAATAACCAGTATTTACAGATGTAAATGAACCATCTTTATCTTTTTTGATAAAAAGAGGCTTGTCCCTTTCAAAGTCTGCGGCAACAGTGTCCCTATAAGCTCTTTCTTGTTCAGGAGTCAATGATTCTCGGTTAAGTTCATTAAGACCATAACTGGCAGCAGCATAAGCACTACCCATGGCTACCAATCTTTTTGCAGCTTCTTTCTTGAGTGCTGCTTGATTGACTGGAATATCCTTAAACTCATTTCCAAGTTTTGACGCAAAAGTGCCATTCATCATTTCTCTTATTAACTTTGCTTGCTCAAACTGTGTTCTTGCAAACTCAAGGCTATAAGTAACAAACTGTGGCATTATGCCTGTTCTTGAAAGAGCTTTAACTTCAGGACTTACTGATTCAAAGTTTGGGTAGGTTCTTGTTGTAAGCCTAGCCCCCATATCTTTAATCTGCTCATCAGTTGCAGTTGGCATAATCTTTTTCAAGACATCCATATTATTTTCATAATTGACAATTCTGAATATATTGTCAGGCAAACTGTAGATTTTGCCAGGAGTATCAGTTGCTTTTTGAAAAGCTTTTCCTAAACGCTTACCTTGAAGTCCAGCTTTAAGATCTTCATAGGCAATGTTGCCAGTTATCATTCCACGTTTTTTTAAGTCCTCAAACTTTTGTAAAGTTAATGGAGGAGCTTCATTTGCCATCTTTTTAATTATTGGCAATCCACCAACTTTTGTTCCACTAAGTGTTCCGAGCGACATCCTTACAGCATTGCCAAGACCAAGCATTGGATTCATTCCAGCACCAAGTGTTCCTGCAATGTTGCTTGGAATCTGGATTAAGTAAGATGAAAGATTGCCCAATACTTTAGCTGACTTGAATGCAGAAACAGAAGTGTCGTAAATATCCCTTATTGTACGTGAGGTAACAGAGTTTGATACCTCATCAATACCTCCAGCATAAATCTTATTTAATGCTGTTTGAATTGTAGGATCAACAAGTAATTTCTCTCCATCAATTTCAAATTCACCACGCTTAAGATTCAGTGGTTGAAGTCCTTGCACGTTAGCTCTGGGATCTGACGATTTTACAGCTGCGCCAGAATCAAGCAATACCTTAGCGATTCTTGCATCAGCTTCATTATATTCATTGATTCGATTAAGCACAGACATAGTAGTTCCTACTCGTCGTCCAGGTTCAGTAATCAAACCAAGGTAATCCTCAAGTTCTTTAGAGACAACCTTTCTTTGCTTTAAGACATTTGGAGTTCCAGATCCCTGCATGAATGCAGAAAAGTCCACAGGATTTCCTTTCATTTTTAACTGAAGTTCTGCTAAGTATTCATTAGCTTGTGCATCAGTCATCTTTTCCTCGTCAAGTTTCTTTTGAAATGCTGCAATTCTATCTTTGCTTGGAGTAAAGCTTGCTTTAATATCCTTTTGATATGCAGCATTTGATTTGCCATCTCCACCAGGGCGAATTCCATGAAATCTCCTTATTGCTTCCACTTCTTCCCGTGGAATTTTGTAATTACTAATAAACTCTTTCATCCGAGCGTTTTTCATTTCCTCGGTAAGCCCAGTTGTTAACCTAAGTTTAAGAGCATCATACTTTTCTTTTGATGGCTTGTAGTTTGGATTCTGGAAAAATTCGTAAGCTCTAGTTAAGTAATCGCCTCTATTGAGACTCTCCTCGATAATCTCCGCTTTGTTTTCAGGCAGTAGTTTTGCTCCACTATTGTGAAGATCAAGCATCCTTTGTTGCTCTGTTCTGATTCTGTTTCGCCCAAAAACAAGCTTCTCTAAAAGCTCAGGCGGCAAATTGGGACGATCTTCTCCATCAAGAAATGCTATTGAATCATCACGATATTGCGGATTAGCTTCAAGATAAGAATCAATTTGCTTTCCTATGTTTGACGCAGTTCCTTCAGCTGCTTCTACTGCTGACTTTGCTTGCTTAGCTAAGGTAGTCGCCTCGTCGCCAATAACTCTAGATGGAGCGAGAGCAGCAGTTGTTGATCTTGTTGAACTCTTGATAAAATCACTGACGCTTCCTTTGAATTTAGAAGGAGCCATTTTCACATCTGCTGGGGTCAAGCCAGCTGTAAGGTAGTCAACAAGTTGAATTGCGGTTGGATCTCCAGCTTCAATCAGCTTGTTGATTTCGCTCGGAGTCTTGTTTCTTATTTTTAAGATACCTTTGCTTATTGCTTTTTCAGCTGCACCAAGTCCTAGCCCCAATGCCATGCTTGTTCCCGCTCCTTTTAAATAGTCATCAATAGTGTAATCCTTTTTACCCTGCGCTTCTTCTACCGCCATATAGGTAGGAGTTGCTACACCTCCAACAATCATGCCAGTGGCTATTGGTCTTTTAGCGATTGCACCAGTAACTTTTGCTAATTTACCAGTTTTCCCAATCTTAAATCCAGGAATCAAGTTCAAAGCTGTATCAATTGTAGCTCGACCATAATTGTATTCAGTTGCGCCTTCTATTTCTTGAGCGAGAAGTGAGCCTGTCCATCCACCACCTAAAGCACCAACAACATATCCAATAGCCGCACCAGATGGAACTGTAACTGGAGATGCAATCCCAGCTGTTGGAGCTGATGCAGCACCACCTATCGCAGCACCTGCGGCAGCACCTGCATACTTGGCTCCTTCTGCTACTGCAATTTCAGCAGCAAGACCAGTAGCCACACGTCCTAAGCTTGGATCTTCTGCTACCGCTTCTTCTTCTTTTTTAGGCGGAGCATTTTTTGAGAAGTAATCTGCAATTTCATTTAAGGTTGAGCCACTTTCTAGTGCGTTCAGAATATCAGGTCGAGTTTTTGTAATGTGAGATATAATCTCGTTGTCAGTATATCCTTCAATTCGAGCATCGTCTAAATATTCTCTTGTAAATTCAGCCATAATTATCTTTGTGGAGATTAATCTATTGGAGCTAATGGTTTTCTTTCTCCTTGCGCAGCAGAATCAGTAGGAGCTACACCTGACCCAAAATATTCATCAAGATCTGAAATAGTAAGATTGCCGAACAATCCACCAATTCCAGCAGCAGTAGCAAGTCTTAATGCTTTTGGTTTATCTCCAGCAGCATAAGCTGTTGCTGCCTCTTCTAAGTATTTAAGCTTTAATTCTGGAGAACTAAGCTTGTTATTTAATCGTGATGTTTTAACAAAATACTTCCCACCACCTAATGGTTGTGACTCAATTGATTCTCCACGTTCAACTAGATCATCTAATTCTGCCTGAGTCATAATTGTCCCTTCTTCTCCAGTAGTTGGTTTTGCTGGAGTAAAGCCTACTCTTTCCTGCGGTATATTTGCTGCTGATTGTTTCGGTTGTATTAATTTCTCAATATTTGAAGTGACCCCTTGAGTCCAGAATTGATTTAGATTTTTAGGATCATTGCCAGCTCCAGGAGGAGCGTAAATATTTGCAATGTCAGAAATAGATTTTACATTTGCGTATGGTCCAGTTCCTTCGTTTATGCCTTTCCCGAGAAGTCTAGCCATTTTGTCAATAGACTCTGCAACACTGCCCATTTTAACTGGACCAGATGAATCAGAAATACCCATTGCGTTATTCTTATTAATGAATGCAGATGATGTTCCGTTTCCAGTTTCGTGCATTGCAATAGCTGCTAGTATTTCAGGAGCAACACCATACTTTGTTCCAGCAGTCTCAAAGTCTTTAGCAAAAGGTTTAAGGGGATCTGGCAAACTAGTCAAAGATGATTGCGTTTGATCTAATGGTCCAAATCCAGAAATATTTAAAGGAACAATAACATCACCTTTCAGAAGCCCCTCTTGCCTTCCTCCTCCAGGAGTAGCAAAATCAACTATCTTAGCTGAAGATGTTCCAGCTGCTGCTGCACTAGCTGCTCTAGAATTAGCATTTTGTTGCGCAATATCAAGTTGTGCTTTTTTATATGCGGCATCTTGCATTAGCTTTGCTCTTTCAGATATTTGATCTTGAGATTTAAATCCAAGATTTAACACGTTTGCAATTTGACTTGATGCTTCACGTCCTAATGCCGCCGCCTCCATAGGAGTTGTGTTAGGATCATCCATTCTTTCAAGGACAGGAGAAAGCATGCTTTTAACGTCAAAGCCAAGTGAGTCACCAAGTTTTATTGCAGACTCGATTCCAGCTCTACTAGCTTTTGTGTCAGCGTCAATCTTCTTGCGCTCTTGCTTGATTTCATTATAGCTCTGAATAGCCCCGCCAATACTCTTTCCAATATTGGACAGTCCTTGCGCTTGCATCTGAGCAGATTGAATTACCCCGCTGTAGTCAGGTTGGGGGTAGTTAATTGGGTTTATTTGTCCTGCGATAAGTGCCATGATATTAAACTGTGTATGCTCTTAGTGGTTGACCAGTAAAGCTTCTGCCAATATTGCCAGCATAAGCTGCCATGTTTCCTCCAGTCATTGATGCTGGTGCATAAGCTCCATTATTCATCCCAAGACCTAAGCCCATTAAGCTTCCTCCGATTGAAGAAAAAGCATTTGCTTTTGCTTGTTGATTTGCAGCATTAATAGAATAATTTGCCATGTTTGCTTGGTTTTGCGCACCAGCTTGATTCATAGCAAGATTAATTGGCATATTGTAATCAAACTCACCAGATGATGCAGGACCAAGTTGTAAGCCTAATGCAAGATTTTTTTGACCTGCATTGTAAGATAATGGAGCTTCGCTAAGTGCTTGTAGTCCAGGTTGTGTATAAAACGCTCCAGCTTGATTAAAAGCATTGGCTCCAGCTTGTGCAGCTTGCTCGCGCTTCTGACGCATAAGGTCTTCACGACCCATAATTTCCGCTGCAATACCAGCGTTTCCACCAAGGCGACCAGATGCTTGAAATCCTTCCCTAGCAGCCTGCTCATACATTCTTTTTTCCTGTGGAGTAACTCCTTGTGCTGAAGCCCTTGCACGTTCAGCTTCTTGTGCTGACGCTTGGACTACTGCTGCCTGTTCTGGAGACAAAGACTGCATAAGCCCACGTGTAAGACCTGTTTGCCCAGTCATCTGAGCAAGTTCTTCTGCGCGGATTTGACCTAATGTTTTACCAGCTTCTTGCGATGTGGAAAGTTGAAGTGCATTGAACCCAGGTTGACCATTAACTCCGCTAAAGAATTGTCCAGTTTGACCGAACATTTGCTCCATGAATTCAGGACCAAATCTTTCGCTTAACTGGAGAAATTTAGGAGTATTTTGACCATAGTAATCTATCAAGCCAGCAGCTTGCCGACCTACAAGATTAGTTCCTGCATTAGCACCTTTATTTGCTGTTTTGAAAATATCAACTGGCTTGGGTGCTGATTGACCTTTTCCTGCTTGAGAAGCGCCATAGATTGACGCTCCTGCGCCAGCGACTGCTGCGGTTGTGCCAACTGCTACAAATGACATTAGCTTAACTCACCTCCAAAGTCGTTAATTGTTTTTTCCGTATTTTCAATCATATTGATTTCTTCTTGTTTATATCTGTCTTTGTTCCATGAATTAGCTCTTGGATCATTTTTCTCAAAAAGCGGGTTTTCATTCGCATAGGTTAAATATTCAACCATTTTATCTGGATCGTTTATGTTTTCTGGATTTGCATGAAACGTGATCCAAGTTGTGTCTTCGTAAATATACAGGACTCTTTTTGTTCCAGCTTCAGTAACACCAACAATAGGTGCTTCATATTCAACAACGTCAACCTGATCCATGACGCGCAATCTTCCAGATGTAATAACAAACGGATGTTTGGTTTTATGCTGCATACTCGTAAGTAACGAGCCAGCTGGCATAAATATCTTCCGAATATACATCCCTGGTAGAAACAAATGCTCCGTAGGGAAATATCCATCTGGCATTTGAGAAATTTGATACTCAAGTTGCTCGATTGTAGAAGCAGAAGAAATTTCTTCAATAGATGGCACTTTAGATGCAATTACATTTTCAGTATTACATTTCTTAAGTGCTTCTAATTGACTATTCATAAAGGTTAAGTGTTATGGCTAGGCGTGGATTCATCCAATAATTGCTACATTAATAAATCTATTTTCTTCATTCATGTAAATGTGCGCTTGATAAACAGTGTTTGCTTGTGTATTGCCTACTGTGTATTCATTTGCCGTAGTAGCCCATGCGCCAGGAAAGAATTGACCTGTTGCAATCGTAGCATAATCATCATTAGGCATTTCAGTTGCGAAATTCAAAACAATCGTATCATCACCATTATCAAACCATGATGCTGTAGAAATATTTCCAGATGCTTGTATTGCTACAAACTGAGCAGTTACAGTGCCTGATGTGGAGGTTCCCGTGTGATTTACAACAAATTCATTTGCATTCGCAGAAGATGTAACCGTGTACAACCCATCAGTCCCAGTGCCACTGGTAAAGTCTAATCTGATTTTGTCATTTGCTTTTAGCCCATGACCAGTAATTGTAACAGTGGTTTCTGTTCCTGTTCTGTTGTAATCTCCTGATTTGTATGCGCCAGTTCTTACTGAGCTAACAAATGGGTTTAATTTAGCCCATGCTCTCACCCCGTAAACTGGAGCTGCGCCAGTCTGCGCCCCACTGAGCTTAGGTGCTGTTATATTGGCATCAAGAATCTTGGCAGTAGTCACATTGGCATCAAGGATATTGGCAGTTGCTACAGTAATTCCTACTGGCAATGCTTCCGATGCCAGCTTGGACAACGAGATTGCAGCAGTTGCGCTAATTTTAACATTGGTAATAACTCCGCTTGCAATAGCGTTAGCAGTAACAGAATCAGCAGCAAGCTCGTTTGAAGTAATGGTTCCTACTTTTAATTGACCAGCACCAGTTACTGTAAGAGTTCCTCCAGAAATAGCATCATTCGTAAAGGTAGTTTGGTCGATGATGTTGTTCATCAACGTGCTGGTGATAACCTCGTTTGTTGCAAAAGTCTTTGTTGTATTTACTACTCCCATATTATTTTTGTGAGATGATTTGCCTGTTTGTCACAGAGCCTGTAACTTTTATGGACGTTATTTTAGGGGAACCGATCGTCCGTGTCAAGGTTAGTGTTCCCAGATAGCCTCTGATGCCGCCAAGGCGGAAGCGAATATTGCCAGTCTCGTCCTCGTTGGTAGATCCAGTGCCAAGCACTACACCGTCAAGGAACATAGTCGTCGTTCCAATCTCTTGATTGTTGTCTGGATCTTCTGCTGCGAAGGAAATGTCATACTCTCCTAGACCACCATCGACACATTGCATGGTGATTTGCCCATCCGTGAAGCGTTTGCGGTCAAGATTGCCTAGCGCGTAGCCTCTAGTTGTCAAAGATGACTGAATTGGAAAGCTGGTCGTCAAGCCAGCGGACACTAAGCTATCGTTAGATGTCTCTATTGCCTCTAATTCATGGACTCCACCTAGCGATGTCACGGCATAAATGCTATTTCGCTCTGCTGCGCTGCCAATAATTATGTTTTTGATGATAAAATCACCAGCACCGAACGTATCTATAGACTCCCATCCTTTGTTTAGGAAGTTGAATATTAAAATTGTGTTATTTCCAACAGCATCGTTAGCTCCAGCAATGGAATCTAAAGCTACAGCAAGGTAATATCGGTTATTGAACAGAGTTCCAACCGCCTCGGCAGCTAGATTCTTGTTGATTCTGTCAATATACGGCTGGATGTTTTTAGAAATAGGCTCATCTGCACCGCGAAGGTTGTAGTCATTTAAGAACTCAACAGCATACACACCTTCATCCGAAAGGAAAAACATAGCATTGCCTTTCATAACAACGCTTTTCTTAGCTAAGCACCCGACTTCGTTGGTCAACGCAGTCACACGGGTGTCATTTAAGCTCCCAGTAGTGCCGCTAATAAGGTGCAAGCTATTGCGATTAAGGACAACTAGCTTGTCGTCGTAAAATCCTTGCATCGCCACAACATAATCTGCTGTGCCACCAGTAATTCGGAACTGATTGGCAATCTGATCAAACGTATGGCTATCTAAAATATCCGATACAGCAATCTCATCTGTGATGTTTCGATTTGTATAGGTAGCAACGTTATACGTGCCAGCAGGATCGTAGTAAAACGGAACCCATAATCTGCGTTGAAAGTAAATACCCCAAGGCGGGGCTGGCTGATGGATGAATCCACCACCTACGCTGAACCTACCGCCAAACTCAACTTGTAATCCACCACCAAGGGTAGCTAAGTTAGCAACTGGGGCAATAAAGGAAATGTTTGTGGTAGTTGCACTCAGCACCTCAAACGACTTGCCAGAGATGGCACTGAACTCAGGCACAGTAGTCTCGTAGATAACAATAGTATCTCCAGCAACAATCGTCGTATTGCCTGTGACTGTTAAGCTGACAACGCCTCCAGATACAGAGCCGTTATTACCAACTGTGGTAAAGATTTGTGGTTGCGTGTAAGTGCCTCCAGGCACAAGCGTAAATCCAGCTTTCAACACGCCAGCAGTAACATCAAATGTCACCGTCTGCGAGGTTGTAAAGGTATAGGTAAAGACATCTTTGTCTGTTACCGCCAACACAGTAAACGTGCCATCGGCAGGAGTGCCACCAGTAAGCCCACTGACTACGATACTATCACCGACAGTTAATCCGTGGTCTTTCACACGCATTGTCACAGTAGTCGTTCCAGCTTGACTTGCGCTTTCAATCTGCCGACCATTAGGAAACCACTCAAACGCTTGAGACCCACCACGGAACAAGAACACGCGATCAAACGCTTGTATCATGTCGGTATCGCTAGTGACGGATTGACCTGCAGGATATTTAATATCTTGCGTGGTGTATTCACTTTGATTACTAAGAGTAACTAAGATAGCCTTAGTATCCAATGCCAGCACGATGCTTTCTGAATTGCCTGTGTTTGGATCACTAAACAAGCAAGATGCTCGGACGTTGACGTTAGCGGCATCGTTAATTGGAGTTGTGGACAATGTGCCAGTCTGGTCGCTGATAGATGTTAATCCAGCTACGGAATACGTCAGCGTATCAACACTAGCCACGGTCAACGAAAAGTCACCGTTCATCTCGACATTGCCGACAAGTCCAGTAATCCTTCCTAGTGCCGTGCCAGTCAACCCGTGACCTGTAATCGTAATCGTAACCACGCCAGCAGTTACACTAGCGGCAGTAATGCTCTTCGCAGAATCAATCAGAAAGAACGGCAACTGTAACGGACTGCCACCACTCGTCAACGATCTAGTCCTAGCTAGGATGCCTCTGCGTGGCTTCCAGTATCCTTCCATTCTGCCATTCAACGACTCACGCACCTCACCAACTTCTAGCTGATTCAACTGCAATCGCTGATTCACACTCAGAAACCCACCATCCCCATCTGAGGATTGGGCTTCGTCCATCGCACTGCCACTCTGTGCAAACTGACTCATTATGCGTAATAGGCAATAACGGAGCCGCTGGTAAGTGCAACCCCAGAAAATTTACCACCAATTCCAATACCAGCAGGGACAGTAACACCAACAATGTCTTCTATTGATAAGATGTTAGTAGATCCAATATCGCTAAACACTGTGTCTGTAATAACTTGAATCCAACGGAAGTTACCAGTGACAGCTCCAGTTGAGGAGTTGATATACTGACCGCCACCTTGTCCTTGTAAATCGTAGCTAATAGGGCTGCTCATGCGCGTGTTTTATCATTTTGTGAGGATTTGTCAAGTAGCCATTTAGGCGTTTTTTCGGAGGGTTCGCACTTTAGGCATTTTTTCGGAGGGTGGGGAATCAATAGCTATAACCGCAGCCACCGCACCCGCGACCCCCTCCCCCCTGTTCATCCTCACACTACTCACCCGCACACCTAGCAAATCAAACGCTTGTATCAATCACCCGCTTGATCTGCACCGGAACAGCAGCACCGCTCGAGACAGCACCGGGACAGCACCGGGACGATCGCTCGCATCACCGGACCGACAGCACCGGAACAGCCGGAACAGCAGCACCGCTTGAGACAGCACCGCTCGAGATGCAGCACCGGAGCACCGGAACAGCACCGTATAAAACGTACGCTTGAATCACTCGCTTGAATTGCCGGCACGCTGTCCATGCATCGCAGGAACATCGCGCGGAATCTAACGGAAATTATTTGCTTGACATGTTTTGAAAAAGCTGTTTAAAATCGGTACAAGAAACACTGGTTGATAATGCTTGCGAATCGCTGCTCATGCTTGCCATGTGATTGAGCGGTTGTTGATGATTATTTTTGAAGAGGATGAATAGGTTGCTGAGTCTCTCTCCTTGGATCTCTCCTTGGATCTCTCCTTGATTCTCTGTCGATCATCCCTTGAATTAACGCTTTGCGCTTCGCTTTCCTCGCTTATTGCTGGCAATGCTGAAAAAATCTCATGCAATAAACCCTTGAGAATCAACAGAAAAGAAGAAAAGTAAAAATAATTGTAAAAATGTTATAGACAATGCCGCGAGATTCGCTAAGTTTGCCCCGCCGCGCCGAACACAGCGGCGAACACAATTAACTACAACTACAACTTGAACATGAATACTACAACACAGCTAACAACCGATAACTTTAAGCGCCTCGACAACGACACAAACGGCAACCCTCGCTACTACCTCCCGATTTACCTCGCCACAGAATCCGCGGCGCGCAAACTTGGCGCGGTGAAATATCGCGGGAAGAAATACGGCGCGGGTTGGGTTTTCCAATCGTACGCATTGCAAGGCGATGTCGACGCTTTGAACGCTAGTCACTAACACAACACAACACAACACAAGAAATTATGAGCACACAAACACATTCCCAAACGCTTTGCATTTATCAGCCAGGAAAACCCTACATTGAAACCGCTAGCAGAGAAACGCCGCCGCGCAACTTAGACGGTGAAACGTTCGGCGTGGTCCTTGCTCGACTCAATAGCAACCTGACGGACGGCGAGCCAGCTTTTCAGATCCTGACCATTGACGACGCAGCCGACCAGATCGAGGAGATCAACCGCGCCAAATACTGTGGACCGTGGAAAGAGATTGACGAAGAAACGTGGTGGGACGCTCTGGAAGTCCTACCGCCTGAAAAATGGCAGACAGTCGGGGGCGTGGAGCTTTTCCGCATGATGGAGTATCTGACAGGCAGCATAACCGCACACTATGCCCGACTTGGCAGCCGTTACTTCGCACGCAACGCCAGCACCGCCACACCATACGCACAGCTTGCCGCCGAGGTTGCCGCGCTTTGATTACCTCGCCCGTTGTCCTCTCCACGGGGAGGGCATAGGGCGGCGCAAACACCGCAACACAACACAAGAAAATCATGAGCACACCGAACCTACAAGACATTGATACCCCCGCAGTTCATTCCTTAGTCCGCGCCTACCTTATGGCTCGGACGTATGCAGAATGCCAGCGTGAGCGGGTTGACGCAATCCATTTCGAAATTCTCACCGAATGCCCGATCTATGCCGATAAGGACGATGGGCAGGCAATCACCAAGTCAGGCGATTTGTATCTCACTAGCGATGACCAAGCATGCAAGGATTTTTATGCAGAAGCTAACGCGCGCCTTAGACATGCAGGCATCAAGCCGACAGAAATGGCTGATGAGTTTTGCCCAGCTTTGGTTGCCGAGCATTTACTTCGCAAGACTGAGCGCATATTGATTGACGAGAGCGGGAAAGCGTTCGGCGTGAGTGCTGACGGATTGCTTGGCACTAGCAAAGGGCTGGAGAATTGGCAGAAATGGCTGGATCTTGTTTGCAAGTTGATTGTGAATCTTCCCAACTTCGAAACCCCCAAACTTCGCGCCTAATCATGAGCACTCAACCAACCTGCTCACTAATCCGCCGCCCTATCCGCCGCAATCCATGGCGGAAATGGCTCACCACCACCGCTGAAATCATCGGGGGCATCCTCACGATTGCTCTACTTGTAACCCTGACCATCCTAGCACTAGCACTGTGAACACGTACACAGCACTATCCCAGCACATCCGCGCCGCCGTATCCACTGCCGATCTCAAAGCCTTAGAAAAGCGATGCGATAGGCACTATGCGGCAGGCACTATCACACCGAGCGAGCTTTCCCGCTTGGATGGAATGATCATGGAACGAATTGCACTACTTAACCAATAAAAACAACACAACACAACACAAGATGCAAACGATAACAGGAAACACCTACCCCGTAAAAGATGCCATAAAGGCACTAGGGGGGAAATGGAACAAACTAGCCAAAGGTTGGGACGTCCCAGACGAGGTAGCAGACGAGGCGCGCGCCTTAGTCTCCGGCGCACCAAGCCGGAGCATTAGCCACAGCTATGATAAAACCACATTTTACCGCATGAGCACCGGAGCGGTGATTTACCGCAACAGATCCGGTATGTGCGAGGATGCGCCATGCTGCGGCTGCTGCGGCACAGATAGCCACTGATGAGATCCAGGCAAAGATCGAAACACCCTGCGGGGTGTATGGCAAACGCCAATACAAAATATGATACTATACCAGAAAACAGAAGACCCCCTTGTCATCATCACCGACAGCAAGACAAAGGACGTGCAGACTAAAAAACTCACTGGCACTTATTTTCGGATCATTCCCCCTGCAAATGATCGCGTAAATTGGGTGATAACCTGCTCGGAAATGCACGTTGACAGATGGGCAAGCGCTACAGATTCCACCATGATCATTTCCGAGAATCTGCGCAAACAACTAGTCTCCCTTTTCTCATGCTGATCGACAACAAAATCGCGTTGATTCAATCCGTTGCTGATGTTCTCGGGGTGACTCCCGAGGCCATCGCTGGCAAGCGCAAACGGTTCGCCGAGGCTCTCGCTAGGCAGATCGTGATGACGTTATGGAGTGAAGCACACTCGCTACAGGATTCGGCCGAAATTGTAAACCGAACCCATCACACAGCAGCATTTTACGCACGAAAAAAGACTTATGAACGATTGCACTATTGCGAGAAGTCAAAGGAACGAATGCGCAAGATATTGGAAAAATACTCACAAATTACACTTGAACAAGGACAAAATAACTACTAAAACACTCTTGTGCGGGGGAATTCGCACTATCAC